TGACCGATTAACTCGTCTTTCTGTACCTCTGTTAGTAAACCTACATAGGTCAACTTTTGTTCTGTTGTTAGTTGTGTTAGTTTCATATATTTCTAAAATTACTTAAAATTTCTGTAAATATTTCGTGAGTATAAGAACCTTTTGCTTTATTAGTCCATACACAAACAAAATGCACATTGCCTTCAATGTAACCTAACTCATTATCAATTCTATCTAAAGATATTAAATAAGGGCTTGAAGTCATATCTTTTTTTTCATTATATGTTTTAGGACAAAGGATATTCATATTGGTGTAAGCACATTTAAAGTTTTGTTTTTCTAATAATTCTTGTAATGCTTCAATAGTTACTGTAAACGGATAGTTTCTTGATTTTGCCCCAGCTTTCCATCTATTGAATAAAGCATTATGAATATCCTTAGTTCCTCCTTTGTTACAATTTCTTGGTTGTCTAATCCCTTTACTCCAAGCGTTTTTAGTTCCACTGCCTGAACCTATTTCTCTATTAACATCATTCCTATCAAGAAGTATTCTAACTTTTTCAGGACCTATTTTATATTTTTTACCTAATGCTGTTTGTGTCATTCCATTTATGTAATCATTACACAAATCATCTTCAAAATAAAATCTTAATAAATTAATGCTTTTATACATTTCAGTTTTACCAAGCATAGCAACTCCATGCATTTTTAATACACGTCTTATTCTATCAGTTGTTGCATTCAAGTCCTTTGCAATTTCATGCATAGGCTTTTTACCATAGTTTGATTTTATGTAATCAACATCTAATGGTTTTATATTATTCCATCTTCCCATAATACAAATATACAACAATGTAAGCATAATACCTAAATATTTCTGGAAAGACTTGTTTGAAATGCTTGCACCGCTGTACTTAAATTATCCACCTCTGTTTGAGTTAAATAATCAGCCATAAATGTAAATGCCTGTTCTCTATTTGAATAAAAAGCTGGGTTTGAAGCAGGTAATAATGGTGCATTGTTAATTGCTCCTAAAAAAATATTTTTTGATGCATAATTATTAAGTACTGTCCTTGTTTGTGTATTATTAACTGTTTGGGATACTCTTATATGTAAATTTTGTTGCGTTGTGTTAGCACGTGTAATAACGTAAAAACCGCTTGAATTTGTATTTGTTATTACTGTACTTGCTGTATTTCCAATAGCTGAATAATATAATCGGCTGGATGAACCCCTTGCAAATAATAGAACGCCTTCTTGTGAAAAAGTACCAAAACCTTGACCAAAATCATACCCATCAATAATAGTATTATTTCTAAAATAAGAACCTATTGAAAGGTTAGATGCTGAGGTAAAATTATTAATATTAAATTTAGTATCTGCAAACGCATTTGTTCCATTTGGTAAAACTCCATTAACTGAATGAGTCCATCCGCCACTAAATACTAATCTAAATGCAGCATCTAAGTCTCGAGGGTCTTTCAAGTTAAATTTATGTTGTGAAGCTGTAGAACCTACAAAAGGATACAAAGCCTTCATTTTTGACCAAATAGAATACCCTTTTAAATCAGTTACTAAAGTATTAATAGCCGCTTTTTGAGTTTCATTGGTTATTGCCGCAGCCGTTATAAAAGCAGCCGCGTCTGAATCTGTTGTAACTCCTACAATATCTGTTAAACCCGCCCAACTTGTAGCATGAGTAGAACCCCAACCTATTGCGTTGTTTGCGCCTTGCCCCCAACCTATTGCGTTGTTTGCCGCGCCATCTCCCCAATTGTTACTATTTGCCATCTTTCTTACTTAATTTGGTTAAATAAATCTTTAACTTCTTTACGTTTTCGTCTTTTGGTTTGTACTTCTTTATATGAACCATCCCGTGTAATTGTTTTGTGTATCTGGAAACATATCCCCGTTTGCGTTTGTATTGTATTCAGGAAATAAAGAAATGTTAAAATTTATGTAATCTATCATTCTTTCGGTGTAATGCTGCGCAATACTTCTTTCTTTTTCTACTAAATAATCTACTTCGTTTTTTTCTACGTTTGTAGAATTTTCTGAATTATGTTTGTACACCCCTTTATTAGCTATTGTGTAAGCCGCAAAAGGTAAATATTCTACCATAGCCCAGTGTATAAGCATAGGCTTTACATAATCCACAACTAAATCTAAATAGTCACCGCTTAAGGTATCGTCTATAATATCGTCTTTTATTCTTTCAAGTAAACGTGTACCTAAATAATTTTGTATATGAATATCCTGTGCAACTTTAACCCACTGAATAAAATTATCCGTGTCTACATTACCGTTTAATGCAGTGAATTTAACAATGTCGTTTCGTGTTACTAATAATGCTTCAGCCATTTTACTCTATATTTTCTTTTAACATACGTCCACCCGTATTTGGGTTATTAGGGCTAAATCCTTTTAACGGTAAATTATTTGGGTAAATACTTACTTCGTATGGGTTTGTAACTTTATATCCTTTTATTTCAGCCGCACGCGTTCCTATTTCTTCATATCCTTTTTCGATAGCGTTTAAATCTAACATAAACGTTACTCTACTCCATTTGTGTTTACATTGCGCACCGCCTTTAAATCTAAATATGTCGTATGTATTCGCGCCAAATTCACCCCAACCCGCGTTAACGGCTCTTCTACTCATTGCGTCGATATCTTCTTTTCTAAATTGTCTATCTTCTTTTGCCATCATTGCTTTACAAAATGCTCTTTCAGGTGTTTTATTTCCCGTGTATTTGTAACGTACTTTAAAATATTTTAAGTCACTTACTTTTTTATCTTGTACGCTCTTTAATTTCGGTTGTGGGTTACCAGTTTGTACCAAGTTAATTAAGCGGCTTAAAAGCGTTGTTTTAGGCTCTAAATCGGTTTCAGCTTTAATTAATTGTAGGTCTAATTCTTCGTCTGTTTCCGTAGCTTCTCTTTCGTCTACCATTATCCAATTTTCGTCTAATTGGTTTGCGTCTACTTCAACTAATATTTCTTCTAATTCCGTGTTTGCTTTGCTTAATTCCGTTCCCGTTTCTTCAGCAACTTGTTCTTCGGTTTGTGTGTTTTCTAAGTCTACAAATTCTAAAGGTTGTAAAGTCTTAAAGAATAACTTTAAACTTATTCCGTTGTATCCTAAAATAGTATTGAAAGCGTCCAGTAATTCCTCCTGAAGTGGACGTATAACCATATTATCGAACAAAATACTTGAATTTTTTAATTCATCAGCATTCGAACTAAATCCACTTGAATTTGCAATACCAAATAATAACGGGCTTGTTACGTTATGTCCTAACATTATTTTACGTAAACATTCTTCGCTTAAAAAAGTATAATGGTCGGGCGCGTCGTTTAACGGTACTGAATCAATAGTAGTTTTACTTTCTTGGTTTTGATTAAAAGCAACTATTACTTTTTGTCCCCTCGAACCAGTTAGTTTGCTTATTACTTTACTTGAAATAATTTCTTGTTGTTCGGGCGTTGCCAAACCATTATTAAAGTTAATTACAGATGTGGGCGCAAAACCGTTCTTAACTTCGTTAATTAAATAATCCGCTATTTCTTCTTCTAATACGGCATACGGCAACGCACCTTGGTAATCAGGATAAGCGTAATACTTCATTCCAACCGAATAAGGCTTACAAAATAATATTTCTATTTGTTCGTTTGAAAAACCAAATGCGGGTATTCTTTTAGGTGCATATTTTCTAACGTCTAACCAATTATCGGAATAGTAATAACCTTCTATTTCACCGTCTTTATTACACTTTTCAGCGCGTAATAAATTAACGGGCATGTGATAAGCCTTTAGTATTTTTTTACGGTCTTTAGAATAATGTACTTGAATAGCAAACTGTCCTAACATTTTACGGTCTAAAACCATTTTACGTACACAGTCCTTATTGAATAAAGACATCATTTGAGCGTATTCGTTAGGCTTTCTCGAAGCGTCTATTGCACTTAAACCACGTCCGTAAACTAATCTATTAATATTGTTTATTATGGCGTTATTCGTTGTGCTATTCGTGTATCTATCAATTAAAAAAGCGTAGTAATTATTATCTTCGCCAAATTCCACCCAATTATCTCTTTTAGATTCCTGAATAGTTGGCGTTGTATATGCGCTTAAATTTAAAACGTGTAAGTTATTCATAAACTATAAATTCATTTGTTGTACTGTTTGAAACATATTGACCGTTGTTTACGGAAAATGTAACTACGCTTTGGTCAGTACAAAAGATTCTGTCTCGGTAAACAATCGTAGAACCGTCTTTAATTACTAAATTGTAAAAATGATTTTCAACTAAACTAAATTCAGCTTCTAACGTATTGTAATAATCCCCTTCCGTAAACGTATAAGGTGTTATTGCTACTGTTTGGTTTGTTTGGTCGTCTGTAATTTCTACAGTATCAAAAACTAAAACACGCGGTATAAACACGAATGTTTGTGGCGTTGTATCAGTAGTTAATATAATCATATCTATATAACTAATTATTACGCGTTTTGTACCCAAATAAAAAACCCGCCTATTTCTAAGCGGGTTACTATGCAAGTAAATTCTATTACGAAGTAACTATTGTAGCGTCTACAGTACCGTCGTTAAATACCTCAACTAAAGTAGCTTCCGAAGTACAATCTAAGAAATTAGCTGGTATTTTTTCCATTCCAGTAAAAGTCAAATTGTATCCGTTAAAGTCACCCATTGCAGTTCCTGAAGATACGTTACCCGCAGTTACGTCACATCCTTGGTCTAATCCCGCCAAGAAAAATTGGTGGTCACGTGTTTCAACTACAATTCTTGGACGTCCGTATGCTAACATTTTAACGTTTTTGTGTGTAGCAATATCTTGTTTTTTCAATTGTACTGTTAATACTTGTTCGAAAAATGTAGTACCGTTGTCACGTGACGTTTGAATAGTTTGTTCAAATCCGTTAGCACCCTTTAATTCGTATTTGTAAAGGTTTAAAGGCGCGTCAGGAACCCAAGTATTAATAACGTCTGAATTTCCCGTAGTACCGTATGTAATGCCGTCAATTGTTAAATCTCCGTAGTTAATAAAGTAAATGTTTAAAAGTCCTGAAATCGCATCTTTGCACGCTTCTAACCTTCCGTTTGCTATATCGCAGCTCATAATTATATTTTTTTAATGTTTAACAAAAAAAAGGGTGGCGTATATTGCACCACCCTTTGTATTAGTTTATAGTAAATTAGTTCGCTGAATTTGTAATCCCGTATGTTACCATATCTTCAACAGCTCCGTAAATTGCACCCGCAGCCATTCTCATGATTACACGTACATTCATAGAACCGTCCAAATCAGCCATATCCAAAACTCTTACTTCGTTCAAATCTGAAAGTAAAGAAGTTCCAAAGAATAGGTTGTCAGTAGTAGTAGCAATTGCAGTGTTTGCAGCTAATCCGTTAGCCATAAAGATAGAAATACCGTCGAAAGACAAAGCTCCGTTAGTGTACCATTGTGTACCCAAGTTATTTGTACCGTTAGCTCCTAATCCTGAAGCACCAAACCCGCCTAATGCACGAACGTAAGCTTTAGCAATGTTTTGAGAAACATAAATTTTCAACCCTTCTTTTCCGTACAATGCAGCAGGAATAGCATCAGCAATTTTACCCATTTCAGTAATTACGTTAGCAGCCGTTACAGTAGTTCCAGTAACTTCTTGAGCCGTTGGTAAAGCAGCATCCAAAGCAACTAAAGTAGAAATACCGTTATACTCACCCGCGTTAGCAGCAGCACCAACCCAAAGGTTAGTTTCATTTTTAGCAGCAACTTTAGCGGCAACGTGTGCTATTAAGAAATCTGCAAATGATTTAGGCAATACGTCGAATGCACTATAACCCATTTCAGCAGCTTGCCATGTAGAATGGAAATCTTTTTTACACAATTGTAGGTTAACTTGTAAATCTTTTACAGTTAAAACTCTTTCAGTTAAAGTAACTGTACTTGTAGCGTCAAAGTCACATGTAGCATTTTTCAAAATTGCATCAGTACCCACTTTTTGAATTACTTGTTTGTACTTTACGTTAGGTAAAACTGTTACCCCACCTTGTTCGATTGTTGGTGCGCTTAATAAAGCCGCAGCCACGTACTTACCTGCGAACTCACCAGCATAAGTAGTTGTAATTGATGTTGTTGTTGCCATCTTTTTTTGTTTTTAAATTATTATGAATTTATTTTTTCTATTATAGAATCCATTAAGGATTTTGAACGGTTTTGTCCAAACTTAAATGCGTGTACTTCGTTCGTGTTTTCAGGGTTATGAGTAATAGGTTTACTTTCTTCTTCAATAGAAAGTGTAACTTCTTCTTTAACCTCTTTCAATTTGCTTAATTCAGCTTTCAAAGTTTCGTTTTCAGTTTTCAACGCTTCAATTTCTGCGAAGAAAGTTTCTTTAACTACGCTTTCAATTGTTTTCTTTGGTGCGCTTTTTTCCGTTTCCATTTCTTGTTTAGCTTCAGCGGGCATTTCTTCAGGTGCTTCTTCTACTTCTACTTCTTCTTCGGTTTCCATTTCTTTAACCTCGGAAATCATTCCTTCTTCTACTACTACCAAAACACGACCGTCTTCTAATTCGTATTCTCCAATTGGTAAAGGTATTCTTTGGTCGTCTTCAGTTAAAATAACTATTTCCATTCCTGTTTCAAAAGAATCCGCTTCTAAGATTGTTACACCGTCCGCAAGTTTCATTTGTTCTAAACTTACTTCCATTCCAAGTAAAGTTTTGATTTTGTTTATTAGGTTGTTTTTCATTTTTGTTTATTTATATTGAATTTAAATTACTTATAAGTTTTTCAATTGCTTTTATATTTTCCTTTACTTGAGCTATTCCGTTTTGAACTTCTGTTTGTGGATTTTCTATTCCTAAATCTTTTATTTGCTTTACGAAATTTTGAAACTTAACAAGTAGTTCTTTATTTAATTTTAAAGATATTGCCGCGGGGTTTTTAGCGGCATTTGCTAAATCAATAGCTTTAATAGCTCCAGCGTTTGCTGTTATTAATTCTTTTTCAATGTCTTGTAAAATACCTAATTCAATTTCATGAGTAGAAAGCTTAGTTTCTTCTTCAGCAATTCTATTAAAAACGGATTTTAATGTATTCATAACTTATTAACTTTTGATTATTTATTTTGTTCCTTTTTTATCCGTTGCCGTTTTCTATTACCCTAACTTCGTTCGTGTTTACAACGTTGCTTATTCCTTGGCTTACTAACGCTCCTACTCCTTGTTCGTGTAAGTCACCGTTACAACATTTTTTAGAATATTTGCCGTCTTTACATAGGCATCCACGTTTACCGCCACGTGGACTTGATTTACTTGTTTCGTTCATGCTTATTTATTAAGTCTATTAATTTTTCTATCATTATTTCTTCTTCAGTTTGTAAACTCATTTCGTATTTGTCTACAAAGTAACCTTCAATTGAAAAGCCTTTAACGTCACCCGCTTTAACCTTGCTCCAAATTTCGTCGTTGTTTACTTTCATGGAAATCATCCAAGTTCCCTTTGGTAAATTAAAGTTATATAATCGGCTTTTATCCGTTTTTTCGTCTTCAATTATCCAACTTTCAACAACGGACATACCCTCTAACATTTTCTTTTCGTGTTCTAAGGTTGCATTGTTTTGGTTTGAGCGCATTAAAAAAAGTTCGCTTGCTTTTCTAACAGTGTCTTCGCTAAAGAATATGTAAAATTCTTTGTCCTTAACACGTCTGTAAATTTGTTTATTAGGTACTAAAGCCGCACCCATTAAAATACGTTTCTCAGTGTCAACCTCTTTTAGTTCTACTTCGTGTTTGTTTAACGCTACAAAGTTTTCTTCAATAGCGGGACTTTCAACAACTGAAACGGCGTTTATTCCAGTTTCTAATTTTGTTTCGTCTATTAGTAGTTCTATAATTTCCATCTTTGCCATAACTATTTAACTTAAAGTGTTGCGTTTTGTACCCTATTTCTATCTAACGATTGCGCAGTAGTTACTTCGCCGCTTACTACGTAGGCTTGTACGGGTTGTTGTTGTAATTGCGCTAATTGATTAATTCCGTTGTTTCCTACTACGTTAAATTGTGGTGTCATTGTAGCAGCCGCACCGCCACCACCTGAAGCACCACCGCCGCCACCTGAAGCACCGCCGCCTTCAAACTTTTGAGACGCAATTTTTTTAACGTTTAATAAACCCGCCGTAATAACCGCAGCCATTGCAATAAAGTTAAACGGGGCGGGACTATCTTTTAACGCACTTGAAGCCGCTTTGTAAGTATCCATTGTAGCACCCGCAATATTAACCGCCTTTTGTATTTGAAACGCTTTCTTTTGTTGTGCTTTACTTTTACCCGCGAATAATTCAGTAACGTTAGAAATAACTTGCAACGTGTCTTTAGCCGCTTTAAAACGCAAATCATTTAACCTTTGTTGGTTTGCTAATATTTCTTCATTCGTCTTTTTGTCTAATTCAATTTTTTTAGCCGCGGCTTCTATTTCAATGTCACCTTCTTTTAATTTTGAAGCTATTAAATTTTCTATATTAAAGTCACGCGCTTTTATTTGTTGTGCAGTATCTTTTTCATAAATCTTTTTTCTATCCGCTTCGTAGGTAGTGTCTATTGAAGCTAATAGTTTATTATAATCTTCTTTTTTTAATACGCCCTCTTTAAATTGTTTTTCGGCATCTTCTTTTTCACGTTTACGTTTTTCATTTAACAAAGCCATTTCTTTGTCAAACCCATCTTCTAAAATACGTAATTCATCGTCTTTTAATTTTCTTGTAATGTCTAATTTCTCTTTGGCTTGGGTTGTTGCACCGCCCGTACTACTTGAAGTTGCACCCGTTCCCGCTGCGGGTCTTCTACTTTCAATGTCAAGGATTTTTAAATCATTCTTTTGGTCTAAAATATTATTTCCTAATTCAGCTATTTTTGCTTCTATATCGGTAGTGTCTATTAAACTTTCACCAAGTTCACCTAAGAATTTTTGCGCAAATTTATAAGCTACTAAATCTTGTTCTAATTCTTTTTTTCTTGTTTCTTGGTATTTTATAGACGCGTTAATTTTAGCTTTTTGTAAATCGGTAACGCTTTTCCCTTCCGCTTGCGCTAATTTAATGGCACGGTCGTAACCGCTTTGTTCGTTATTAAAAGCCTTTTCACGGGCTTTCCGCATTTCTTCTTGTTTCTTTATAGCGGCATCCGTTCGCTTCATGTCGTTTTCATGGTTCTTTTTCTTTATAGCGGCTTGTTCATCGTCTACTATTCCAAGTTCTTCTAACCCCGCAACCACTAATCTAATCAAACCAATAAAAGGAAATATTACAGAAATAATATTCTTCATTGTACCGCTTAATCCACTAAACCATGTAACCGCTTTTTGAATAAAGCCTACTAATTTATCAAAATTCGCAACTAATAAACCAACCCCAACAACTAAAGCACCTATTCCAGTAGAAATTAACGCTATTCTAAACAGTTTTAAACCCGTTGTACTTGCGTTTAATACAAAATTATATGCTGCGGTTGCTATGGTTAATAATCCTTGACCTATTGTCGTACTTTTTAAAACCGTACCTAATTGAACAAATGCGTCTTTAGCTTCAAAAACACCGTTTATTCCTTGGGTTAAAGCCATTGCGCTTTGTACCTTAAGAATAGTTTTTTCTACTTCTTCATTCTCTACGCCCATTAAACCCATTGCACCTTGGTAGGCTTGGAATCCGTTTAACACGCCACTAATAGCACCTTCTAACGCTTTAAATTTGGCGTCAGGATTAAACGCTCCTACTAACTGTTTACTTTCGTCTATTTGGTCTTTTAATCTTGCAGCGGATTTAGCCGCATTAATAGCTTCCTTTGAAGTTTCGCCGTATTGCGCGCTTAACTTTTGAAGTTCTTGAACGGCTTCCCTATATTGTGCTTTTAAACTTTTACTGTTATCCTGAATTTCTAATTCAATTGTTCGTTTTTCCGCCATTGCTTAATTTTTTTCTACGTTCTTGTTTATAAATTCTTTTAACATTTGTTGTTAATTCGTGTTTTCCTTTCGCTATGTCTACGATATTTGAAACACCGTAAAAGTCATTCGATTTTAATAGTTCTAAAATTGTTTCTATCATGGTTCTTGAATTATGTATATATAGTTTAATGAAGAATTACCGTCCCTATTATCTAAAGTTATAGTAATTGTTATTGTGCGTTGGTTACCCGTTGTGTTTACGGGAATACAAATACTAACATTTCCAGTTACCGTTAAAGGGTTTGGATTAATTGTAACGCCCGCTAAACTACTTGTAAAGTTTGCTATTGTATTTCTTGGAACGCTTACTAAATAGCTATAACATGCAGCCGCTGCGCTAACCGTGTTTATTATAGCAGGGTTTACGGGTCTAAAATCTAAATACAAACTAAAATTAACTTCGCCCGTTGTAAGGTTGCTTTTCATTTCGTTTATAATATATCTTTTATCGCGAATGATTAGACGGTCGTTTAATTCTAAGTTAGTTAATAGGCTAATTGGTAAAACTGTTTTAACGTTAATTAGACGGTTTTTAAGGTTGTATAAATTAGTCAAGTATCCAAAGTAGTATTCACCAAATAAACTGTTTGCTATTGGAATATCTAAAAGGGTGCTTTGGTCAGCGCTAAAATTTAAAGAATGGTTTACACCTTGTATTATTGCATCCTGTCCAAACGGCATATATTCAGTTACTGAAACGTGCGTAGTTCCATTCCAAAATTTAAACGCGCACGGCTTTTGGTCGTACATATAAAGTAACGTAGGCTTTGGAACGTAGCTTTGAAATGTTTCGTTTAAATGGTAACCAACTTGTAATTCAGTACCCGTGAATTTTTGGAATAGTAAATTCTCAAAAGGTACTTCTATACTGTATTCGTCCCCGTCGTAATCAAAACTCGAATTCGTATTTCCATAGTCCCTGAAGAATAAACTTTTAAATTGTCTGTTTAAAAAACTTTCACTTTCTTGGTATTTAAAGGAAATCTTTTTATATAGTTTAATCCTATCTACGTCTATCGAATCAATGTCCGTATATTCTGTAATATCCACAACCGCGCCTTGGTTATACCATTCGTCTATTGGTTGTAAAACAAATACATCTTTATCAGTAGAATAACACGTTAAATTAAATTCTTTAGTTAACCCGTTTACAAAGTCACTTACTTTAATATCAGGTGCTAACGTTGCTAAATCTACATTACCCGAAAATGTTTGTGTAGTTGCTGTTGTTGTGTAAACCGCCGAACCAACTACTACCGTATCTGTAATGTCAAAATAATTATAAAATTGTTGGTATAGAAAACGTGCGTTAAAAGTTATGTTTTCACTTGCTCGAATTTGTACCGTTATAACCGAACTTAAACCTTCGGTGTTTTGTTGTCTTAAAACTTCTAAAGTTACCGTAGTGTTTCCAGTACCCGTTACAGTATTTGAATAAGTACCGTTTACAAAAACATCAATGTAGTAAGTTACAGTAGATGAAGAAATAGACGCCATTCGAATGTACGTAATATGTTCTAAACTATTTGGTATAATATTAACACCCGCTAAACTATCTATATAATTATAGCTTAACGTTCCATTTGTAGTATTAAAATAATCCGAGCCACCCGCGGGAGAAAATGTTAAAATATCTACATTTAAAGGCGTTGTTACATAGCTTTTGTTAAGTACGTTTTTTAATAGTAAAAAGCATTTTATAAAACGTTGGTCACTCATCCACGAACCCGTAAATGTTATTCCGTATTTCGAACCTATTGCATTCATTACACGTCGAACGCTAATAGCTGGAAATAATTCGTTATAAAAAATAGGGTGTCCATTAGTTGTTATATTGTAATTTCCAGAACCCGAACCAGTTACAGTCCAAAGATTTTTCCAACTTATTAAAGGGTAACGAACATCGTAAAAAATAGAATCGTCTGTAATACGGTTGTATATTTCCGTACCCGTATAAGGATGCGAATAATTGTTTAACTCCTTTACATCGCTTAATTTGTCCTCTCCAAAGGCATCTTTTAAACTTCTTATTTCACCGTAAAATGTTACTTGGTAATTTTCTGCTATTCCTTTTTTTACATTCGACTTTTCAAGGCTTAACTTACCGCTTCTAAATGGCGTTAAATCTATTTCTATGTAGGCGTTACGTCTTATGTTTTGGTCTACGCTTGCGTCTACGTCTGAATTATAAAAGTGCTGAAATATAGCGTTGTTATTTGCGCTTGCGGGTATTGTAAAAGACTGCGAAAAATCGGTAAATACTTTTGATATGTCCGAAATATTTTGTATGGTAGAAGTTACTTCTATGTTTTCGTCTGTAAATAATTCTAATTCTTGGTAGTTTCCACTTTCAAAGATAGGCTCTACAAATACTTGTATTCGTCTTTTCATTATACTACTGAATTAATTACGTCAAATGAATTTTCAAACTCCAATTGGTAGTTAATCATTTTGGTATTTATGTTCTTAAATAACTCGGTGCTTTTAGAATTCAATTTAGCGGGGTAACTATTAATTAATATTTTTTCACTTAACATTAATTGCTTCAGTAACTCATTGTAACTTTCGTCTACCCAATCCGTGTTTACCTTAATAGACTTTTTTCCGTTTGTTGTAAACGTTTGTCTTTGTCCCTGAATAGTGTTATATCCTGAAGTAGCGGTTTGCATTAAATTGTATTCCGTGTTTTCAACGTTCAACGTATCATTTGAAGCTGCGTAAAAATAAGTTCTTTGCCAGCATCCGTATTTATTTACGAAGTCGCACATTACGGGCGTGTACCTACAATTTTCATTTGGTTTAAAATTACCAATCCAAATGGCGTTATCTGAAGCGTCTAAAATCTCTAAAGTATTTCCACTACTATAATAACTTGGATATACTCTTAAAACGTCTGTAAGGGCGTTGTTAGTTAGTGTTTGCGTAAACGTTGCTCCCGAAACTAAATTAGTGTATTTAGCTTTGTAACTTGTACCCGTTTTAACCAGGATAAAGCCCGCACGTCTATTTGTAAATACTGAAGGGCTTAAACCGTCGTAAAAATAATTAAACGTTCCTTGGTCGTGTAAAACATCTTCAACTAAAGAAGGATTAAAACCTTCTTCGTAATATCCGAAACCGTCGTAAGCATAAAATGTATCGTTGTCTACTAAAGTGTAAGTTCCTGAAACTAATTTATAAGTCTTTATTTGTACTCTACAATATTGTGTAATTTGACTTGCGGCAAATCCGTTGTAAGGTTGTTGTCTTACCGTCCACGTTAAAAATTCACGTAAGTAAGGGCTTATATTATATTCCGTGTTTATATTGTTTGAAGCGGGTATTAATTTACTCAAAGTGTAAGAAGGACTTGCGGGTGCGCTTCCAGTACCATTCCAAATAAATAATTCTACTTTGCTTCCTTCTTGTCCCGTTTCATTTACCGTAACTATATACGGACTTCGTGCGAAAATACTCATTTGATATTCTTTAAATTTGTGTCTAATATTTGGTTTAATAGTTGTTCAGCGTCTAATCCGTATTTGTCTATTAAAACGTTTGGTAAGTTCTTATACGCCTTTTCAAAGGGCTTAGTAAAAAACAAACTTGGTTTAATTCCTTTTTTAAATATGCTTTTAGCAATAGCGAATTTTAGTCCTAATCTACTTGTAAATTTTCCCTTTGCGTTTCGTGGTGCTAATCCTTTTTTAATTATCCATTTATCTAAAGACGCTAACATTTCGCGGTTAGGAAAACCTTTTCTAAATGAGTATGGCGCACCGTGTTTGTTTACCATTCCGTTAACCCCCTTATCCTGAAAGTTTCCATACGGTAGCATATCAAAATATAACCCTATTGAATTAGGCATTTCCTTTACAGTACCCTGAATAGAATTTAATAATTTGCCACTTGTACTTTTGCCGCTGCTACGTAAGTTTGCTTTGGCTTCGTTTACAACGGTGTCCCTAAATTGCTGAAGTGCTTTTAGCGTTTCACTCATTCGTAGGGCTTATTGTGTAATTGATAAAATATAATTCGCCTTTTGGTACGCAGTAATCGCATGTAATACTAAAACCTTTGTGTTGGTTAAACATTTTCTTTGCGTATTTGTCAAATTCAATAGAACATATAAAATCCGTTCCGTTAGGATTTGTTTCTATTAGTTCGTTTAATGCTTGTTTAAATTTTCTCATGTTAACAAATTGTCATTGTGTTACCTACTAATACATCAAAAGTCATTGCCCAACCCGCTAAATAGTTTTCAAATCTTTCTGTAAACGGTTCGCAACTTGGGTTACCGTCTACTTGGAAATTGTCGCTATATAAGTCACCACGTCTTAAAACTTCGTAAGCCCTATTTAATACGCTTAATGTAGTGTTTAGAATTTCTTGTTCGTTGTTGTTACCCAAAAATATAGTTGAAGGTTCGTTTTTTGATATATCCGCAATATCCATAACCATTAACGTAATATTAAACCGTAATACGTTACCCTCAAAAGTTGCGGTGTTTACCATGATATGCGCTAAAGGAAATAAAGTTTGTTTGCCTAAATCTACTTGGAAAATGTCACCTTCAGTTACAGTAGTAATAAACGGGTCATTGTCTAAATGTCCCTTTAAAGTATCCAGTATATTAAAATAATTAGCCATGTTTAAATTTTTTGTTTAGTTCCCTTTGTTCTATTTCGTTTTTTTGTCGCTCGTAAGTAAGGTAGGTAAGACACTTTCTAACCCCCAACTTTGTGACTTCGTCAAACTTTGTAACGTCTCCTTTAGCAAGTGCATAGATTGAATTATACCAACCCCAGTTTTTTGCAAACTGAGTTCGTTCGCTGAAGTCATTACTTTGGGATTCTTCTTCATCTCCATTTCCAAAGATAAAAGCGAACTGTTTACTAAGTCGTTTCCTAAAGTCCAAAAAAAAAGCGATGCACTCATAACCACGTCTAACGGTGCAAACTTCATTAGGTCGCTGAATTCGTCCGTTCCCGTGTAAGGTATTATTTCGTATTTATCTTTACTTCGTGTTTTAATAGGTCGGTACATAACCGCCATTGCTTTGTGAAAATTGTCTATTTTAGTTATGTTACTTTCTAAGTCTACGTATTCACCGAAAGTAATATCTTCTAAATTAGGAATAAAGCCAAATTCTAAACCCTCTATTTTAAAAGTGGGTGTAAATTCGTTTTTCTGTTTGAACAAGTCGTTAAAATGTGCAATTAATTCTTTTACGTCACTCCATTTAATTTTAATAACGTCACGCATGTTTAAGCCACAAAATATTTCTATTGTTTTTTGTGCTATAAATTCTTGGTCATTCGAATTTTCTACCAACTTCATGAAGTCCTGATAATTCTTTAAAGGAATTTCACTAAGTTTAGTTGGTACGTATATTTCCGTTTTCATATTTATTTAACTATTTATCTTTATTATTGTAGTAAGCGAGCGCAATACTGAAGGCTTCAGATAGCATTTGTAAATGTAAATGTATTCTCATAGGGTCGTCGAATATTATTCTAACTTTTTTACCCGTCTTTTCAAAGATGAATTGCTCAACTGTGTGTTTCATTTCAGGTAGGTCGTCTGTCATTAGTGTAAATTTAATATATAGAATACATTCCCCTTGTTGGATTTTCTAATTGGTAACTAACCGCATAACGAATTGCGTCGATAGCATGGTTATGAGAATCAATAGGAGTAGCAGATTTTTTTTCTAACCAACAGTAATTATTTAATTCTTTTATTAGTTCGGTGCTTTCAGGGTCTATTATTAAATCAAAATCTTGTAATAACGCTATTCCGTACGTTACAGACCCTTGACCTTTAATAGCTGAAACAATATTATTATTCGTCTTTAATTCGCTTATAAGTCTTGGTTCTGCGCTATCAGCTATTATTAAACTATCTTTAGCAAAACGTTTATTTAACTCCGATATTTGAGACGTAGTTAAACCTTGTTTATAATAGTGCAACTTTAAATATATTCGTTTATTTTGTTTGTCTATTGATGTTTCAACTAACGTAGTAGGGTCTGCACTAAATCCAAAATCTTGACCAAATACACTTGTATTTACTTGAATAAAATTACCTATTTGCCAGTTTGAGAAAACAACCCCCTCAGCTTTATCTAACCAACCACCCAAAATTTGGTGTTTATATTTTTCGGGTCTACGAAGTTTAATATTTTCTAATTGATTAATATAACTTTCGCTTAGGTTTTCTAAATTATCTAAGTAAGTTGTGTGAATATAAGTAGTATCACTTTTAACTAAATTACTGCCTTCTTGAACTCCTTTACCTTCAAAAAATCGTTGGTAAATCCAATGTTCTTTTGTTGACGGATTCATAATCATTATTACCCTATTTTGAATTCCTTTAGACCTAACAGATAAATCTATTTTATCAAATGTTTCTTCGTCTATTAATTCTTCAGCTTCGTCTAAAACCCATGTAGTAACACCTTGTAAAGATTTTAAATTAGCGGTTTGGTCTCCTGAACTTGTTTTAATCCCCCTAAACAAAATTCTACTTCCTGAAGTCTTATTTATTATTTCGTCTTTTGTTATATAAAATCTATCTTGCCATCCTAACAATTCAATCTTTTCCAAGAATTCTGGAATAATAGAAATACTTGCTGAACGTAAAGTATAACGTGTAAATAAAATTACATGGTTAGGTTCTAAGGTTAAAACACAAAGGAGTAATCCAATAGAAAAAGATTTACCCGAACCGCGTCCACCTGTGCAAATGTAATAACGTGTATCATTATCAAGTACTAAATACTTGTTATTAATGTTTATCACTCTTAATCGCTCTTAAAATGTCGTTAAAACTTACTACGCTATCTCCTGAAGTATGTACGTCTACGCTTTCTTTTGGTTTGCCTAAATAATATTCCAAATAAAGTTTTGCCGCGGTCATATCTTGTTTATTAACCGCCCTATCGTAAACAGTTCTTAAAACGTCTACTACTTCTTGAACCGAACCAGCTATCTCTAACGCGCTTCTATATTCGTTTTTTCTTTTATCAGTGCCATTACTCTTAGTAGAATGTCCACCATTGTTTTTTCTTAAGTCCATTTTAAAAGAAATTAATTTTTAATTCGTGTTTTCGTTAAATTCTTCTTCGTATACTTTTACTACTTGTTTCAATTCGTTTACCCATTCCAGTAAACACGGACCACATGAGGTAGGTTCGTTCCTTTGTTGGAATATTCTATTGTAGGTTTTTAATATTGTGGCTTGTTCACTTGGTAAAACAGTATTCTTGTTTAAAGCAAAGTAATCTTTTAGCCATTTGTATTCGTCTTCTTGTAGGCATAAAGGGCGTTTGTATCTGAATAGTTCGTTTAACTTTCGCTTACGTTCTTCGCATCCACAATCTTCGCCTAATACCCACTTCGCCATTTTATCAATGTGAGTTGCTTTTAAAATACTTTCTACCGTGTCTCCTAATCCTACGGCTTTTTTTCTTGGTCTACCCATAATTTTATTTTATTATAAATTAATCTACTAAAAATTCATTATTTACATAAGAAATATCTCCCTCAACTAATTCTGCTGAATTTGCTTCAATAATTATTTTAGTATGTGGATGTAAATTTTCTGCCATCCATTTCATAATAGGAGTTACTAACTCAATAAACTCTTTTCTTTTTTCTTCTTGCATTTCTTTATATTCTTTCATATTATTTATTTTATTAATTCGTAATCTTCATTTATTAAATCTTCGTAACATTCCCCTAATTCGTGTTTTAGTGACTTTTTACAGTTCTTAATTGTACTGTAAACGCTTTTAAAACTTATTCCCGTTTCCTTTTCTATTTGTCG